ATTTCTGGATACGCTAAATGGATTAGCGGTGAGGTGCCATATACTGCTAGTAGTACTGAGCCTGTTTTAATGTCAGCTTACTTTGGTGATACTATATTAGCTGCTCGTGGTGAAAAAGTATTTAAATCAACAAATGCTACCACACTTTTAAATGGTGCTATTCTTGTAGGTGATACGACTTTAACTGTAGACTCTACTGTAGGTTTTCCAACAACAGGTACTTTACTTATAGGCACAGAGCAAATTACTTACACAGGTAAGACAGCCACAACATTTACTGGCTGTACACGTGGAGCAAATAGCACAGTTGCCGCAGGTTATGTTGATAACACTCCTGTATCTGCTTTTTGGACAGAGGTAGATACTGGTAGAACTAACGCACTAAAGTATACTTTTTTTAGATACAACCTAGCAGGTACAAGTTATATTGTTTGGGCAGACGGTGCTAACAATGCCTCTAAATATGATGGCACTACAGTAACTGACTTAAATGCTACTGGCGCACCTGCAGACCCTAAGTTTGTAACTGGCTTTAAAAATACTTTATTCTTTGCTGGTATGTCTAATAATCCAGAAGAAGTAATTTTTACAGCACCGTATACCGATGATGATTTTGCGGTTGCTAATGGCGCAGGTTCTATTGCAGTAGACAGTCCCATAACAGCAATTGTTCCTTTCCGTGAACAGCTATACATATTTTGTGAAGAACGTATCTTTAGACTATCGGGTAACACTACTGCAGACTTTACACTGCAACCTGTATCTCGTGAAATTGGGTGCCTTAATGGGTTTACCGTTCAGGAATTTGCAGGTGACTTGGTTTACCTTGGTCCAGATGGACTGCGTACTGTTGCTGGTACAGACCGTATTGGTGACGTTGAGTTGGGTACAATCAGCCGCCAAATTCAAGAACGCTTTACCGGATTAACAGACGTAGATGAATTTGATAGTCTTGTCATACCGGATAAAACACAATATCGTTTATTCTTTTCCGATTCTTCTAAAGCAAGAAATCTTACAAGAGGTATTATATGTGTTCGTAAGGGAGATACCTACGAGTTCGGTGATTTAAAAGGTATAGCACCTAGCTGTACAGACTATACTACAGCACAAGGCGAAAGTTTTATTTTTCATGGTGGGTTTGATGGTTACGTATATCGCCAAGAACAGGGTATTGATTTTGATGGTAACACAGTAACTGGTAAGTATCGTTCACCTGACTTGACTATGGGTGATGCAGGTATACGTAAAACCTTTCAACGTGTTATCTTAAACTACGCACCTGAGTCAATAGTAAATGCAGACTTGCTAGTTAGGTATGATTACGAATCACCTAATGTTCCTAGACCAGCTGCATATCCGTTTGATACCACTACTGCTGTTGCTATTTATGGTTCCTCAATATTTGGAATTGCAACATATGGCGGTCAAACAAATCCATTGGTAAGACAGCCAATCGAAGGTTCTGGTTTTGCAATAGCATTACGTGTTAATGATAGGGGTGCGTCAGCCCCATACTCACTGAAAGGTTTTCAGCTAGAGTTTGAAGCGGCGGCAAGGAGATAGTAAATGGCAGGTTATACTAGACAATCATCGTTTGCTGATGGAGATATTATCCAAGCAGCAGATTTTAACGATGAATATAACCAACTTTTAAATGCATTTAGTAATACAACAGGCCACGCACATGATGGCACTGCCGCTGAAGGTCCAGTCATTGGTTTGATTGGAGACCCCGGTGTAGCTGCGCCTATTAACAAAGTTGTAGTAGATGATACAAACAACCGTGTTGGATTATTTATTGATGCTGGTGGTCTTGGTTCTTCAGTTGAACAACTTCGTTTTCAAGACGGTGTTATTGTTCCCGTTACTGATAATGACATTGACTTAGGTACATCTGGTGCTAAATTTAAAGACTTGTATTTAGCTGGTGATGCTAACATTGCTGGTACTATGACACTATCCGGCAATGTGATTGTATCAGGTACACTTGGTGCAGATTTAATCCCAGACGCTGATGATACTCGTGATATCGGTAGTTCAGGTGCAGAGTGGAAAGATTTATATATTGATGGCGTTGCATATATAGATAGCATTGCAATGCCTACCACAACTGTCACAGACATCCTAGATGAAGACACGATGACTTCTGACAGTGCTACTGCATTGGCTACACAACAATCTATTAAAGCATATGTAGATGCACAGGTAACTGCGCAAGATTTGGACGTAGCTGCTGACACAGGTACTGCTGCAGTTGACCTTGATAGTCAGTCTTTGACTGTTACTGGTGGCACAGGCATTGATACATCTGCTACAGGTCAAGCTGTAACTGTTGCTATTGACAGCACTGTAGCTACGCTTACAGACACGCAAACTTTAACTAATAAAACTATTGATGCTGCCAGCAATACAGTTTCAAATATCAATACTACTATGCTTGCATCAGGTGTGTTGGATACAGATTTAACTTCTGTATCTGCAAGCGATGATACTATTCCGTCAGCAAAAGCTACTAAAACCTATATAGATGCACAGGTTACTGCACAAGACCTTGACTTTCAAGGTGACAGTGGTGGTGCATTAAGCATTGACCTTGATAGCGAGACACTTACAATTGCTGGCGGTACTGGTATTGATACTTCAGGTTCAGGTAATACACTTACTGTGGCTATTGATAGCACAGTTGCTACTAAGTCATATGTTAGTTCACAAGTAGACCTTGTAAATGACACAACTCCCCAGCTTGGTGGTGACTTATCAACTAATAGTCACGATATACTATTTGCAGACAACGATGTAGCGTCATTTGGTGCAGGTGGCGACTTACAAATTTACCACGATACATCTAACTCTTACGTCTCTGAGCGTGGAACTGGCAATCTTTATCTAGGCACTAATGGAAACATTGAATTATTTAAGCATCTGTCCACAGACAGGATGGCAAAATTTATTACTGACGGTGCAGTTGAACTTTACTATGCCAATTCTAAAAAGATTGAAACAACCACATCTGGTGTAACTGTTACAGGCACTGCCACTGCTACAACATTTAGTGGTGACTTAAATGGTACGATTAATACTGCTACAACAGCTACAACACAAGCAGCAGGAACAAACAATACAACAGTAGCGACTACAGCATTTGCTAATGTAGCTGCAGATAATGCAGCAGTTGCACTGGCTATTGCGTTAGGGTAATAAAACACTTGACAAAAATTACCAAGTATGGTATAATTAGTGTACATTTGGAGTAAATAATGGCTAACTCATTTAAATCAGAAACAGATACGGCTATAGGCACATCACCTGCCACCATCTATACCTGTCCTTCATCTACGCAAACAACCATTATTGGTCTTACTTGTGCTAACATTGTAACAAGTCAGATTGAGATTGATGTACAGCTAGATGCAAGCACACGTACAAGTGGTGCAGAAGATAGTGTCTATATTATTAAGGATGCCCCTATTCCTGTAGGTTCATCTTTAGTGGTTGTAGGCGGTGAACAGAAGATTGTTATGGAACCCGGTGATACTATTAAGGTAACATCTAATACAGCTTCATCTGCTGACGTTGCTATGTCAATTCTTGAAATCACGTAAGGAATAATCTATGGGCTATATTGGTTCAGGACCAACACGGTTTAATACGGCAGATGAACTGACCGTAACAGGTGATGCTGAGTTTAACGGTAATCTGACTGTTAAAGGTACAACCACGACTATTGATAGCGCAAGTGTACAGACTGTTGACTTGGGCGACAACGACAAGATTCGTCTAGGTGATGGCGATGACTTGCAGATTTATCACGATGGCACAGATAGTATTATCAAAGAAAGTGGCGGTGGAGACTTGCAACTCTGGGGCGATGATATTCGTTTAATGAGTGCAGACGGCACAGAAACTATGTTGCGTGGAAACCCAGATGCACAAATTCAGTTTTACTATGATAACGCAGTCAAACTCGCCACCACATCCACAGGCGTGGATGTCACTGGCGTAATCACCACAGATGGTATGACTACTTCTGCCGATGTAAATTTTGGCGACAACGACAAGGCCATCTTCGGTGCTGGCAATGACTTGCAGATTTATCACAATGGCACTGACAGTTTTATTGATGAAGCCAATGCTTCTGGTTGGCTTTATATTCGTGGAAACGACATTGTTATTGGCAAGTATACTGGCGAAACTTATTTCAAAGGCATTGCTGATGGTGCGGTTGAACTTTACCACGACAACGCAGCCAAACTCGCCACCACCGCCACTGGCGTGGATGTCACTGGTGCTTTGACTACTACTGCTGGCGCAACGATTGCTGGTGGAGACCTACTATTAGATGAAGGTTCGCCAGAAATCATTTTCCAAACTGGTGCGTCACATTACAACTGGATGATTGCCGCACAAGAAAATGTCAGCAATGCGTTAGAAATATCATCTGGTAGCCAAGATGGTGATTACAGCAATGACACTTGGACACCTAGATTAGTTGTCAAATCGGACGGCAACGTGGGCATTGGTCCGGGTGGTGCTGCTACAAACAGTCTTCGTGTATCGTCAGACAACCC